CATCACCTCGCTTTCTCGCGCGCGCCACAGGAGGCAGCAAATGAAAGTCTACGCGAAGTCCGAAAACCTTCTCAACAATCCGCGCTTTCGGTGGCATCCGAAAGGCACTGCCTTTGACAGCAATGGCATGGCCGATTGGCCTGACGATCAGTTCACACGGCGGCGCATTCGCGATGGCGATGTCTCGCTAACGGCGCCGGTCAAGAAGATCGAACAAAAAGCTAGAGCGAGATCGTCATCATAGCCGCGCTCTCGTCCTCTCGAAGTCTCCCGTAGGCATGAAAGGAGAACACCATGCCGATCTCGTTTAATCAGATTCCCGCAAATTGGAAACAGCCGTTGTACTGGGTCGAGGTCGATGGCTCGATGGCTGGCTATCCGGTCAGCCATATGCGTTCGTTGCTCGTCGGCACGATGCTGGTATCGACAAAGAAGGTCGGAACCGCCGTCGTCGCTGCCGGTGGCACCGGTTACGTCGTCAATGACACGATCCATTTGCCGGACGGTGTCATCCTCACCGTGGCGACGATTACGGCAGGCGCCGTTGCTACGGCTACGATCACGAACGCTGGCAGCGTCTACAGCGGCGCGATACCGACCAATCCCGTGGCGCAAGTGTCTACCAGTGGTGCGGGGGTCAACGCGAGCTTCACGCTCACGTGGATCGACAACGTCGTGGTTCCGAACGCGGGCACTGCGGTGCCTGATGTCGCGATCATTGTGGGCCGGCAAATGGATGCGGACCACCTGTTCGGCGCTGGCAGTCAGCTTGCATGTCAGGTGCGTGCGTTCCTCAAGAACAACTGGGCGAACGAATTGTGGTGCCTCCCGGTTGCTCCGACCGCGGGCTCGGTGCAGGCGACCGGCACCATTACCGTGGCCACGGCGCCCACGGACGCGGGCACGATCTCGCTCTATATCGCCGGTTATCCGGTGCGGGTGAACATCGGCGCGCAGTTTGTCGTTAACGATGTCGCTATGGCGATCCATGACGCGATCATGGACACCGACATCCAAGCGATCTTGCCGGTGACTGCGGCAGTACCGAGCGCTGCCGTGGTGACGCTGACGGCGAAGTGGGCCGGTGTGACTGGAAACGAGATTACCATCCTCGATAGTTATTACGGCCGCATCGGCGGCGAACAACTCCCGCCCGGAGTATCGTTGACGTACTCGAATCCAGTCCCGAGCGTTCCTAACATGGGTATGATGGGCGGTGGTGTTGGTTTCCCCAACTTTACCAATGCTATTAGCAATCTCGGTGAGACCGAATTCGAGTATGTGAACTTACCTAATTTGGATAGTACCTCACTATTAGCGTGGGAAAGTGAGTGGGATTTTTCTGACTCTGGAAGGTGGGGGTGGATGCGGCAGTTATACGGCCACCTTTTTGCTGCCAAACGAGATACCTATTCAAACCTCATCACTTGGGGCTTGAGCAGGAACGGAAAGATTTTGTCGGTGCTCGCCATCGAGCCATCGATGCCATCGCCGACCTATGAGATCAGCGCCGCATATACTGCGAAAGCTGCGCGCGCGTTGATCAACGATCCGGCGCGACCGCTGCAAACGCTGCACCTTGAGTCGATGTTGCCGGCGCCTTTTCATGAGCGCTGGAACCTCATGGAACTCAACGCGTTCTCGACCTCCGGGCTTGCAACTCAGAGGACGCTATCCGACAACGTGCCCATGATAGCCCGAGAAACTACTACCTATCAGCTAAACCTATATGGGTATGGAGATGATGCCTTCGAGCTTGTGACGACGCTCGCGACGTTGGCCAAGCTCATTCGCAATCAGCGTCACGCGATCACGACGAAATTCCCGCGGCACAAGCTTGCCGATGACGGGACTCGTTTCGGTGCTGGTCAAGCCATCGTCACGCCGAAGATCATCAAGGCCGAGCTTGTCGCCGAGTATCGGATCGACGAGTTCAACGGTCTCGTGGAGAACGCTGACGCGTTCAAAGCACATCTCATTGTCGAGCGCGATCCGAATGATCCGAATCGCGTGAATGTGCTCTACCCGCCGGACCTCGTGAATCAATTGCGCGTCTTCGCCGTGCTCAATCAATTCCGTCTGCAATACGACCGCGGCATCGACGAAGCAATCATCACAACCGGCGCGATCCTAGGCACCGCCGCCGGCATCGGCTGATCGGTCGAATCCACGACACTCATCTGTAATTTGAGCTCGAACCCCGCGAGACCCTCGCGGAGAAAGGTACAGCTATGGCACAGCGCATAGCCGGAGTCGCATTTCTCAAGGTGAATGGCAATTTATATCCGCTCCGAGGCAATCTCACCGTGTCGCCGAGTCCTGTCGAGCGAGCAATGATCGCAGGGCAGGACTATGTGCACGGCTACTCCGAATTACCTCGCGTGCCGTATATCGAGGGTGATTTCTCGACCCTCCAAGGTTTGTCGGTTGAGCAGATCGCGGCCTTCGTCAACGTGACGGTGACTGCCGAGCTTGCCAACGACTCGACCTTTGTCCTGCGAGAAGCTGCTTGTCGCGCCGCGCTCGAGATCAACGCCCGCGAAGGTCAGTATCGCGTGCGCTTCGAAGGCGTGCAATGCGACGAAATCCTGCCATAAGGTGACGCGTGCTCGATCCTCACGTTGCGCTGCTCGCAGCCGTTGTCATGGCATTGGACGAATGCGGCGTCGCGCCTGGCGTCGACGAGGATTCGGTCGAGGCGTTTCTCAGCGCGCTTAAAGAACATGGCTACATCGTTATTCGGGAGGTCAACGGCGTGCATCCCGACACGCGAAAGGAGTGAGTACAATGACAGAAACCACACAATTTGGTCCACCGCAGCCATCGGCGGAACCATCACCGCAGCCGCAGGCATCGAAGGGTAACGGTGCGGCGCCCGCATGGAACGGCAAGTTACCGCTGCGCAAGAAGGTTGTCGCCAACGGCGAGGACGTTGACGTGTTGAATTTCCGCGAGCCGACCGGCGGCGATATCGAGCGCGTTGGCTGTCCAATTGTGCTGTCGGTATTCGAGGCACAGCCAAAGCCGATCTACGATGGCGCGATCATGACGTTGATGATGGCGCACCTTGCAGGTGTCCCGCCGAGCACCATTCGCCAACTCGATCCCCGTGATTGGCAGAACGGCGCAATGATGCTGTTCCATTTTTTCGTGCCCGACCAATTCATAACGTAATTCTTAAAGCCTACCGGTTGGCGAAGGAATACGGGCAGAATCCGCAAGTTTTTCTCGACAAGACCTTCTCTCAGATTGAGCGCGACTATGCGTGGACCGAGCGCCTCTATGAAGGCGAGCGGATAGAAGTGGAATGGCAGGAGAAGCTCAGCAACGGCTGATCATCGATGGCGAAAGAACAAGCAACTATCACCTTTAGTCTCGAGGACGATTTCTCGACCAAGATGGCCGAGATCGTCACTAAGCTCGAGGATTTCAAGCGTCGCCTCGATGAGACTTCTAAGAGCGGGACCGAAGGATTCCGCAAGGTAGCCGAGAGCGTCAAAGGCGTAGGTGATCATAGCGCCGGTGCGAATGCATCCTTGCGTTCGATGTCCACCTACATGAGGGAAGCGTTTGAGGGCTTCAATAGATCGCTCGCGGGCTCGGTAAGCGGCCTCAGTAAATGGGAGGGAATGCTTACAACGCTCGGGCCAAAGGTCAGGGAGTTCGGTGGTCATTTCGGAAAGCTCGGCGCGACCCTTGGCATCATAGGAGGCGCGGCGGCTACGGCGGCCGGTGGCATCTATCTGCTTGGTCGGCGGCTGGCTGAATCTTACGAGCAGTCGCGCCTGCTCGAGATCAAGCTCGGCGCAACCCGTCAAGAAATCGAGAACATTAATCGCCTGTGGGCGCGCATGGGCAAAGGGCCGGAAGATGCCGCCCGCGCGATGGAGAAGATTCGCCAAGCCGCCGAGGATACACGCAAGGGAACGGCGGCAGACTGGTACAAGAAATTTTACGAAGGACTCGAGGGCGTCGGGCCAGAGGTTGCTGAGAGAGTTCAAAAGGAACTCATCAAGGTTCGAGAGGGCCAAATCTCTCCCGTGGAATTTGAAAAGTGGTTTCTCAAAAACGTTTATGGCGTGCAGACGAAGGATGAAGCTAAGCGCAAAATAGCCGACATTGTCGGCACGCCATTCGAGGAACTTGAACTTGCGTTCAAGAATATCGACAAAGTCATTCCGGCAACTGCGCTCTCGAAGCCGATGGAGGAAGCGTTAGATAAACTATCGGACGTGCTTTCGACTTTCCGCGAGAAGCTCGGCAATCAATGGATCGAGATTCAAAACCAGTTTGGACAAGAGTGGATCGAGAACATCACGACTGCAATTAACGAAATGAGCGGCGCGTTTGAGGAATTAGCTCCGTCTATCGGCAAGGCAATCGGCGAAATCACCAAAGGATTAGGAACAACGATCAACGAACTTCTGCGGCTCGTCAGAGCAGCGCGCGCAGCTAAACGCGCTCTTGGCATTGGAGGCAAAGAACAAGACGAAGCGGAGGGCGAGCAGAAAGGTTGGTGGCAATCGATATTCCCCGGTGCAAAGTCTGGCATGGAAGCAATCTTTCCAAACATCGGGCCGGATGTGCCGAATGTATCGAAAGAAGCTCAGCCAGGACAAAGAACTTGGCGCATCGATCCACTTACGGGCAAGCGTATCGAAGGCGGCGGCACCCCGCAACGCTTCGGCGCTTACGGCGGCGCCGATCTCAGCGGGCTTGGCATCAACGAGAATTTCAAAAAGATGATTTCCGATCCCGAGCTTATTCGTTTAGGGCAGTCTCGCATCGAAGATCGGCGGCAAGACAATCAAGGCGTCGGCGGTCAGCCAATCGTGCTGACACAGATGGCGGAATCGCAGCGCGAAATGGCGGACGACATGAGCGAAGTCCGCGACGTGCTGACGTGGTTGCGCGATCAGATTCTCTCTGACTATCCGATTGCTGTTCATGATGTCGGTGAGGAAGCTTGGAAAAAGAGTCGCGGCGCTAATCAGCAAGGCGGCGGTGGTGGTGGTGGTGGTGGTGGTGCTGGCGGTGGTGATGGGGGAGGGGGTGGTGGTGCACCCGGTCTCAATGTACCGACAAGCCCCGGCCAGGCACCGGAAACGTTGGAGGCTGCACAAAAAGGCGGCTTCATGCGCGGCGGTGGCGCAGGCGCCGTCGGCGACAAAATTCTCGATGCAATCCAGAAGCAAGAGGGCTGGTTTCCCGGCTCGCTTTCCTTTCGGCAGAACAATCCCGGCAATCTAAAATTTGGACCGTTCGCTAAGGCACACGGCGCGACTGGCGCGGGTGCGGGCGGTCACGCGATCTTTCCTGATTATGCGACCGGCCGCGCGGCGCTCAGAGCGTTGGTCGAGACTAAGGGCGCCGGGAAATCGCTCGCGCAAATCTCGCAATGGTATGCGGAAGGTCCGCAGGGCGGGATGCATTGGGCGCAAGGCGTTGCGAAATATGCGGGCGTCGATCCCAGTTATGTGCCGACGCAGGCAGGCGGCGGCAGCGCCACGGCGACCGGTTTCCAAACCGGAGACATTCACAGCGCAGTCTACGGGCCGCAGTCTGGTCAAGGCGATGCCGGTCGTACGCCGCCGTCGAATCTCCTTGAGGCAGCGAAACGCGTTGCCGCGATGGGCGGCGGTCCAGCCGTCTATCAGTTCATGGCTTCGCAGGGCTATCCCAAGGCTGGCAACTGGTGCGGCGAGTTCGCAGCCGCGGTCGTTCGTTCCGCCGGTGGCACCCCGCCGCGCAATCCCGAGGTCGCGTCGAACTGGCGCAACTTCGGTCAACAAGTTGCATCGCCGCAGCCCGGCGACATCGCGGTGCGCAGAGGCGTCCGTACCGGTTCGACCGGCTCGCACGTGACTATTGTCGGGCAGGTGGGGCAGGGTACTTTCCAGGGCATCGGCGGCAATCAGCGCGCCGGATTCATTTCGCGATTCTCGACCGGCACCTATGACTTTTTCCGACCCGGCGGCAAACTCGCTGGTGGCCAGCCGCTCGATGCGGCGGCCATGGCTGGCGTGGCTGGCATGGCTGGCGGCATGGGCGCCGGTGGTGGCGGCATGGCGATGCCTGGTGCTGGGGGCGGGGGCGGCCTCTTAGGCGCACTCGGTGGTGGTGGTGGTTTCGGCGGCGGCGGCGGGGGCGTTTCGGGCCAGGCAACCATCACGATTAACGTGACGGTGCCCCCTGGCGCGCAGGTTCAATCGAGCGCGCAGGGTTCGGGCATCCTGGCGAATCCAACGGTGACGACGAGTCGCGCGGGTCAGATGAGCGCGGCCGGTCAGAACGCGTCGCCTCGGCCGAACTACTACGGGAATGAATACTAATGGCTAACGGCGACGGCCAGCCAGCACAAAAGGCCTATTTTCCATATCTGAATCGTGCCGTAGTCGAGATCGACGGCTCGCAATATTACGAATGGGAGAGCGTCAGCGTTCGCGCGGCATT